TTCAGAAACATCTTCCTTTAAACTTTTCATATCTTTTTTCATTTCATCAATTCTATTAAATAAAGTTTTCATTCTTTCTGCACAAACCTTTTCATGGTAAGATATTCTAATACCATTGTGATCTTCTATGTTGGATCTGATTGCTTTTTTAGACATCATCACCTTTATCTTCCATACAGCTATATAAAATAACAGGTGCGTTTATTTCTAAATTAGTTATTTCTTTATAAATTGAATTTAAAATACTTTGGCTTTGTATTTTACATTCTTTAACAGAATCAAAATGAATGCCAGCTTTTTTTGGGGAATCGCAAGTGCCTAATAGTGCAGAACAAATCTGTAACACTAGAACGAATTTCATTACTAAGGCTTAGTTGGAAAACTCACTGCATTAACTTCATCAACTGTAGTTATACCATCAGTTAAATCTCTTAATGCTTGTCTATAAGTTGTCATAGCAGATGACAAAGTGTTATCAGATAAAGCTAAGTAATCAGTAGCAGTTAAAAGACTATTTCTTTTTTGTCTTAAATCTGCCATTGCTCTATCGAACGCACCATTAGCATAAGCTGCTTCTTCAGCATCTCTAGCTGCTTCTTCTTCTGCTGTGAAAGGAACTATGTTCCCATTTATATTGTGATGTCTTGTCATATCTTTTTATACTCCATTGTTAATTGTTAAGCAATGCTTTTCAGCATTAAATTATAAGCAATACCTAAAGGTATTGAAATTCTAAGCAATACCATAAAGGCAAATATCTCCAGCATCTATGTTGCCAGAACTCATTTTGAACTGTATAGCATCTACTGCTGATGTAGTGTTTCCGTACCCAGCCAAAAAACCATCTGTGCTAACATCAATCCAATGTGCATTATTAGTTCTTGCAATAAAATGTTTTACAAAAGTAGTTGAAGCTGGATTAAATAATGTTAAAGTTCCACCTAAACATTGGTCAGCATCATTACCCATAGAGTTACCTTCTTCTAAACGTTGAAATCCTGTTCCTTGTGCTAAATCTCCACTTGTTGAATAAGAAAATGCAGTTGAACTATCATTTTCATAATGACCAGCTCTAAATAATGTGGTTGTTTTAGCAACATTGTAGTTACTTCCAGCATCTGTGCTTAAATTAAATTCAAATTGTACTGCATCTGTTTGTGGATGTATATTCTTAAATGTAAATACATACTCTTTATAAGTATCATCTAGCACCACACCATCAGAACCATCAACAAAAGATAAAGTAGCAGATGAACTAGCTGTTAGCTTTTTAATAAACACCATGCTACCACCAAAGCCAGAAGCCATAGCACCAGCATCAAATATTGTTGAACCATTACTAATTAAAGCCATGAATAATCTCCTTTGTGAATTTCTTTTAATTTATTAAAAGCCATCTATCCTCCAATCCCATATAATTTTATTACTCCACTATCTATGTTTCCTGATGACATTTTGAATTGAATTGCGTCTATTGCACTTGTGGTGTTTCCATATCCAGCTGTAATACTTTGTCGATTTTCTGGACTACCTGTAGATGTAGTATTACTTGTATGACAAAGAAAATGTTTAACAAAAACAGTAGAACTTGGATTGAAAATTGACATTTCGCCATTAGCATTTTCATCACTATCATTACCAGTAGCATGAGCTATATTTTGAAATGCTGTACTTTGTGCTAAATCTTGTCCAGCAGCATAACTTAAACCACTATCACCGCCATTTTCTTGGTGAGTAGCAGTAAAAAAAGTTGTAGTTTTTGTAACATTATAGTTAGAGCCAGTATCTATTGAAAAATTAAACATAAATAATGCACCATCTGTCGCTGGGTGGATATTATAAAACTTAAATACATAAGAATCATAAGTAGAATCTATACCAGATGTAAAAGATATTGTAGCACTTGCACTTGCAGTTTGTGTAGATAACAAAGTCATTTTACCAGTTGGTACTGCTGCGTCTAAAGTACCATTGTCTATTAATGTTGTTCCGTTTGATACTACTGCCATTATGAATCCTTTATTCCGTAGAGTTTAATTTTACCAGCATCTATGTTACCAGTATCCATACGAAAACTAATTGCATCTACTGCTGATGTTGTATTTCCATAACCAGCACAATGTGCATCATTTGAAGCTGGATTATCGGTCATATGATTTGCTCTAATAATAAAATGTTTTACAAATGTTGTAGATGATGGATTAAATAATTGCATTTGACCACTTAAAGATAAATCAGCATTTGTTGTCATTGTTGTGCTTATATCTTGATAACCAGTTCCTTGTGCTAAATCTCTAGCACCATTATATGCTAAACCAGAAAAGCTATTATTTTCTGCAAGATAAGCTTGAAACCAAGTTGTAGTTTTAGCAACATTATAATTAGAACCACTATCTGTACTCATGTTAAACTGAAAATAAGAATTTGATGCACTAGGATGTATATTAATAAACTCAAACTTATAAATAGGATATGTGCTATCCAAGACTACATCTGCTGTACCATGTACGAATGACAAGGTTGCTGAAGCACTTGCAGTTAAAGTTTTAATATGAACCTTTGAGCCTAGACTAACTGAAAATGCACCAGCGTCTGCAATGGTTGTTGCGTTAGAAATAATTGCCATGTTTAAACCTCTGTCAGATTAAACTTATATTTCTTGCCTGATTTGTTATTAAGGATATAAAGTTCTTCTGCACCTTCTTGAATAGTCCAATTTCCAGTTGTGCCATCAACAATATTACCTTCGGCTTTACTTTCATTTGATAAATGTAAATCTCCAGTATATATGTTTCTCCATTGTTTAGATGCACTTCCTAAATCATAAGTATCATCTGTGCTTGGTAAAAGATGTTCTCCAACTGCACTAAAGTCTGCTGCTGGTACTTCAACCCAAGTCATTCCACCAGTATTGCCAGATTGTGCTGATAAAAAATATCCATTTGTTGGTGCGTTAGAAACTTTTAAGTTTGCTTCATCAACAATATTGTCTGCAATAGTTAAAGCAGTTGCTCCAGTAACTTCTCCACTATGTGTTGCGTTTGTATCAATTCCAGTTAAAGCTGAACCATCTATTGCTGGTAAAGCTGAGGGAAATCTTGCATCTGGTACTGTACCACTTGTTAAATTTGTTGCTGAAAGAGCTAAAAGATTAGTTGCTGTAGCAAGAGGAATACCACCTGCTGTAGCACCATCATGTACAACTAAAGTATCTTTAGTAGTATCAACAGTTACTTCTCTTAATGCACCTGTAAAGGTTGAATGTTCAGTTGTTGTTCCACCTCTAAGTTGTAATCTTTTTGCCATGTTATATTATACTCCTTAATTCTAAATTGTTATACATATTTATATATTATAGTCCACCAAAATCCAACTGAAGATTTGCTCCACTAATTGTTCCTATGTTATTTAAGTTGTTATTTTGACCATCTAATGCAGCACCTAATTGAGGTGATGTATCTTCTACTACATTGTCAATAGCATTTGGATTAGCAGTAGCACTTGTTGCTATTGTATCTAGTTTAGTACCATCTGTACTAACGTCTCTGCCATCTACAGTAAAAGTTTGAGTGTCTAGGTTTCCACCTAATTGAGGTGTACCATCTTGAACAATGTCTGTAAGTGAACCAGCAACTACAGTTATCCAAGCACTTCCATTATAATATTTTAAAGCATTAGCTGTAGAATTATAAACTAAATCACCTTCATCTAAACTTGTTGTAGGATCTGTTGAAGCAACTCTATATCTTTCACCAAACTCATTTACAGTTCCAATATTATTTCCAACTTCATTAACATTGGCAATTGAACCACCCACTAAATCTACATTTGCTGCAGAAGATGCAACTGTACTAATATTATTAGTTGGAGAAATTTGTCCAGCAACAGTAGTAACATCAGCTATATCATCAGCTACTAAATCAATTACTGATGAACCTGCTGTGCTTGTTATTGAATCTGTAATTGCACCATTATCTATAATGTGAGTAAAGTTATTACTTAAATCTTGACCAACAATATTTAAATTACTTAAATTAGTTATAATTGTATTTATGTCTGATGTGTCATTTGCAACTATTGTAATATTAGCATCATTACTCGCAACAGCATTAATATTTGTTTCGTTTGCATTTACTGTATTAATTGCAGTAGACATACCAGATACAGTTGAAACTTTAGTTGAAATATTTGCGACAGCAGTTACATCTGCTGAAATACCTGCAACTGTACCAATAGTATCTGAACCTGCTAAATCTGTAGCGACAGTTCCAATATCTGTAGCATCATTTGCAACAGCTGTAACATCTGTATCTATATTTGCTACACTCGTAACATCAGCTGATATTCCAGCAACTGTATTAATGTTTGTTTGGTTTTGAACTGTTGGAGTTAATTGATACCAAGTTGTATTAGCAAGGTTGTAAACCTTCATTACATCATTAGTCGTATCAAAATATAAAGCACCATCTTGTAATGCGTTGCTATCATTATCTAATGTTGGATTACTTGCTTTTGCTCCAAGATAACTGTCATCAAATAAATCTAAAGCAGCTGCTGTAGCTGCTGCGTCTGCGTTAGTCAATACAACGTCAGCATTAGTTAATACAACGTCTGCATTAGTTAAAACTACATCTGCATTAGTTGATACTACATCTGCATTAGTCAACACTACGTCAGCATTAGTTAGAGCTAAGTCTGCAGCTGCATCATCTTCTGATGATTGTGCTGCGTCTGCACTTGCTGCTGCTGCTGTAGCAGAACTTGCTGCACTATAAGCATCTACTAATAATTCAAAATGATCTGTGTCTGTTAAAGTATCTCCAATAACACTATCTGCTATACAAATATAAACATTATTTAATTGACCAGCAGTTGTAGATTTAATCATATCTCTCACAACATAAGCTGCTGTGGTTGTTGTTGCGTCTGAACCTTTATAAGTTCCAAGTTCTTGAGTTACTGCAATTTCTCCAACACTATCAAAAGCTAAAATTTTATTTGCTCTATCTGTTGCACCTACAGTAAATTCTGTAGAAGTCATTGTGTTTGTTCTTGATAATTTAATTGATCTATTTACTTCTTCTTGCAATTGTTGAATTGCCATCATAGATCTGTCTAATCCTTCTTCGTGAGATTCAGCAGGGAATGGATCGTTAGCAATATAATCAATCGCTTGTGTTTGTGGTGATGCTCTTCTTATAAGTACAGTTTCTGTTGCACTTGGAATATTACCAGATGTAAATACAATAGTTCCACCAGAAGCAGAACCTGCACCTGTAACTGTATAGTGAGTAGTTAAAGTCTTAACTGTTTCAGCTCCTGCTGTATCCCTAATAATAACTTGAAGATCAGCATCTGCAAATACTTTAAAAGTATAATTAAAAGTATCTAAAGTACCATTAGCAGAGTAGGAATTTTTTACTGTAGTGCTAGATATTGTCATATTGTTATCTCTATATTATTATTGTTACTTATTATCAACCTTTATATTCATTATATCTAAAGATCTTTTAGCTGCTTGTATCATTATTAAAGCAAATTGATCTATTAATTCTCTTTTTTCATCTGCAGTATATTCTTTATTATTATATATATTTCTTATCATAGCACCATATTCTTTTATTTCGTCAGCAGAATAAGCTAATTGAAATTTAGCTTTAGGAATACTGTCTATAATTTTTTGTGCTTCTAATGATTTACCTTCTTTCTCAAGAGCAGATGCCATGTTTTTTTGTTTTTCAAGTTCGTTATATTCTTCATAAAAAGTAGTTATCCATTGTGAATTTAAATCTGGATTTTTAGCTAAGAAAGCTCTGAATACTGGCATTGATGATAATGGCTCTGAAGGTTTAATTGGATCATCAATCATTCCACTTTCAATTAAAGCTTTATCGGATGCTTGTATTATATATCTACCTAAAGTACCACTCCATGCTTTCATAAAATTATCAATCATAACTGGGTTATTAAATTTAGTATCAATACCAACCATCTTATAAACACCAGCAGCTATTAATTTTGCACTTTCAGAAGTGTAATTTGTATATTGCATTTTATTAGGTAAAGTTTTTTCAAGATAATGTGGTACTAAAGGTTGTTCTCTAAACCAACTTTCATTAAAACCACCTTCAATAAATGGCATTACAAATTGTGGAGTAGGGATAAATCCTTTTCCTGTTTGCCATAAATAATCTTTCCACCAACCATCTAATTGTTGTTTAGTTGTTTCATCTTTAGTGTAATTGTAATTTAAAAAAGATTCTACCAAAGAAGCAAAAACTACACCTACATCAAAAGGTTTTGGAATTTTATGAATTACTTTATCTTCACCTTTACCAGTTGCAAATAACCAGTAATGTCTTTTAACCCATTCTGGTTGTGCTTGAATATCTTTATCATCTTTATTTAACCACCAAAGTAATGCAGTAGGTACCATGATACCACCACCGATTGCCATTAATGCTCTTCCTGGTCTTTCTTTAAAACCATCATAAAGTTTTGCATAACCTTGAACTCTTGCATTATAGAAAGCAGATATTTGATTTATAGTTTTCATTTCTGTACCCATTTTACCAAAGTCTAAAGTTATATCTCTACTTTCAAAACCAGCTCTTTCAACAGCTTGTTTATGACTTAATCCTCTTTTAATAGAAGAATTATAAGCTCTTCTAAATTCAGAAATCCTTGTAGCATTCTCAAATGTTTCTGAGATAACTCTTAATATTTCTATAGGGTTAGACGCTTTATTTCTAATTGGTCCATTGTTGACAATGTCAAATGCAGCTTTATCAAAAACAGCTCTATCAAGAGATAACATTGTTGATTGCATACCACCAGACTTAACCCAATCTTCATACATTTTTTGTGATTTTTTACTTAAACCAGTTTTACCAGCAATAATATCAAACAACCCTCTCATAGAACTTACTACTGGAAAGAAACCATACTTACTATAGATAGATGCTTGAACTGTATCTCTAAGAAAGTTAGCACCAACAAAGTCTAAAGCTAAAGTAGCACCAGCTCTTAACCAACTTGCAGGTTGTCTAGCAATACCATAAAATAAATTTCTACTTGTTCTTGGATCAAAATCTTTTAAAGCTTCTGCTAATTCTCTTCCAACTTCCCATACTTCAAATTTACCATTACGATAAACTCCAACAGAATCACCATCAACTTTATCAAACTCTTTTCTAAATACTTGTAAATTTTCTTTAACTTTGTTTGACATTTTAGATGTATCAATACCAAAATCTTCAAATTCTTTTAAACTTAATTTTGTAATTTTAGTTACTTGTTTTTTTTGAATATCTAAAAATCCACCATTAACGTGAGCAGCTTCAACTACATCTAAAAATTCTGTTATAGCAGAATTACGTTCTGCTTTTTTAATAAGAGCAAATGTATTTGAGTAAGTTGTTTCAATAGGATCTATTATATCTCTTTCAGATCCTTTCATTTCTTTTAAGGAAGATACACTTGTTTTCTTTTCACCTTTAACAAATTCCATTACTCTAGCAAAACCAATGTAATCTTTATTCATTTCGACCATAGCATCAAATGCTTCTTTAGTAAGTAAACCTTTATCTCTTGCGTACTCTAATAATTTTTTATTGTATTCAATTAACTCTAATCTTGTCTTTTCAAATTTTTTAATTAATCTTGGATTGTTAGCTACTTCTTTTGATACTTCAAAGGGAATACCAGTTTTGATTCCTTGATCTCCTTTTTCTAAAGCTCTCTTGGCAATGGCATAATTATTAAACTCTGCATAATTTTGTTTGTTTTTTAAATCTCTTGCTTTTAAACTAAATGGAACTTTCTCTGGCAATCCAGGTATTGCAAAATCTTTTTCAAATATAGGCTCTATAATTTCTTTAAAAGACTTACCATTAGTTTTTAAATTAATATCAAATGTACCTATCTCAATAGCAGCTCCTGCTCTATTTTCCATTCCAAGTAAAGATCTAAATCTTTCATAAACATTTAAAGCATCTTTCATATTTTTTGTATTTTGAATTTCTCTTATAACCATTTTAATAGGATGAAGTCTGTCAACAAACTTTGTAACACCAGAATCTTTTGTTTGTTTTACTGCGTTAAGTTTTTCTGGAATAGTTGTTATAGGTTTTCTTTCAGAGTATTTTGTTTTATTAAAAATAACTTCTTCTGCTTTAGTTTCAAATTTAATACCTTCTTTAAATTTTTCTGGCTTATAAGTTACAGTTGTTTCATCACCATAATGTCTTGGTTTTTCATTTGTTTTACTTGCAGTATCTTCTAAAACTGTTTTGTGAACAACCATATCTTCTGCTAACTCTGGAAGAGTTCTATCGTTCTTTGTTATAATTCTTTTAGACTTTGCTATTGAAGCACCACCTAAATTAAACAAACTAAATAAAAATAAACTGTCTGCCATTTGTTCTTTGCCTGGCATTTCTCCATGAATAATTGCACCAGTTGCTTCAAACCCTACAGTTTGTGCTACAGTTTTTGCTAGTACACCTTTATATAATCCACCTATTTTACTTGCTGCATAAATTTGAGCTGCTTCAGTTGCTCCAGCTTTCCAACCTTCTTGTGTCCAGATTTTAAAAAATTCATTAAAACCATTTACTTCTTCATTTTGTAATGCTTGTAAGTATGTTTCTCTCATAGATCCAACTACAAAAGCACCAGCAGCTAAACTAGCATCTGTTTTTCTAGTGGCTAATGCAACAGGTACAGTAGCAGCAGCATAAGGAATAATATCTTTAGATAATCTTGCTATGTTCATTATGTTTCTTTCTAAAAACCCTGTATCGTTTGGCATATCAGTAGTGTACATTGCTGGAATCTCTTCTCCATTAACATAACTTTGATGAAGATCCCAAACACCAGCATCCCAACCTCTTTTCCAATATTGAGCTGGTTCAAATATTTGACCAACTAAATTTTCTTTTTGTTTTTGTATAAAAGGTGTGTCATCGTTTTGTGCGTTTAACGATTCTAATTCTGAATAAACTTTTTCATGTTCTTGTCTGCCAAGATTAATAATAGTTTCCCAAGCTGCTCTAATAGGTTTTAAGTTTACTTCTTTATATCCTAAATCTTTTGCAATCTCTTGAGTAGAAAATCCTGCTTCACTTAATTGTTTAGCTTCATTTTTTGTCCAAGCAGATATTTCTGCTGTGCTAAAACCTGCTTTTTCAAAGGATTTTACTTGCTCTGCTAATGTAGCCATTAGTTTCCTTTTGTTAGTTCTTTGTACTCTGAAATAGTAATAGTTCTTCCAAGTTCATCTTCTAATTCTTTTTTTGTTTTTTTCTTTTGTCCAGGTATATCTGGAAGATCTTCACTACCTTTTTTTATACTTATACTAATATCTTTAAATACATCATTCATGTTTGGAATATATGTATGAAAATCATAACCAATAAATTTTTTATTTCCTTTAGTTGGTTTTAATAATTCGTCTGCAGTATGACCATTTTGTAATCCTGTAATATATCTATTGTACATTGCATATTTAAAATTATTTAATCTTTTATCTCTTTGAGTATCTAAACTTTTTAATGCAGAACTTCCTGCAACTTCTAATCCAAACATATCTATAAATTTAAAAAACTTTGTATGATTTTCTTTGAAACCTTCTTCACCAGAAATTTCAAAAAGAGTATTTAGATATTGAGCATCAGCAACATTAAGTTGTTTACCAGCTCTTTCTATTACAGATAAAGATTCAGTTTCGCCAGGTAATGTAAATTTATCATATACACTATTTATTTCATCGTTAATAATTAATTTAATTATATCATCGTTTTTATCAAAATTTGAAACTTGATTAGCACTACCCTCTGAAACTTTTAAACTAAATTCAGTTAACTGTTCAACTGCTAGTAAATTATCTGGAAATAATTCTTTTAATTTTTTATTATATATCCCATTTTTTTTATCAAGATCTCTAAATATTTCATTTGTATTTTGTGCAGCAGTTACTTTACCAACTTGTGCAGCAGTTAAAATGTTCATATTTCTATCTGCTCTTATTGCAGATGCTTTTGTTTTATATGCTTCCTTAAACTCAACAACTTCTTGAGGAGTAAGACTAGCATAGATTGCTTGTAGTTGTTCATTGTTACCAAAATTTTTATTTTGAATTTCTTCATTAGCAATAATAAAATCTCTTGGATCTGAATCAAAAGGTACGTCTAATCCAGATAATAATGTTTCAAATTTTTGTTTTTTAATATTTTCATTTGCTATACCATCAAACTCTAATAATTTAACAGCAGAAACATCTGTAAATTTATCTTCTTTCATTGCCTGTTTAAATTGTAAAGGTTTTGATGAAGCCATACTTTTAGCTAAAAACTCAACACCTTTAGTATTATATTCTTTAATTAATATTTTTTTAGTTCCATCATCGTATTCTGGATTAGATTCAATTCTTGAAGTCATAACTTTTTTAAATTGCTCAATATAAATTGTACCCATCTGTGAAAGTAACTGTGCTTCTTTAACAAAAGTATCATCATCAATATCTTTGTTTTCTTGAATCATATTTAATCTAGCTTGTTGAATAGCTGTAGTTTTAAGCATTCCAGTAGTTGCATAAAATTTTGCATCAATAGCTTTCTTTTCAAAGTTATTTAGATTTTTATAATTTTTTGTTTTGTTATAGTTGTAAAGTTTTTGTATCTCGCTATCAAAATAATTAGATGCGTCAGTTGGATTTTCTTTTTGTTTAGCTTCACTTGAGATTGTTAACCAACCTTTTTGAATTACATTACCTGTTTCATCTTTTTGATCTTCATAAAACTCATTAATAGCTTTGTAAGATTTATTATTTGCTTCAGTTTGTTTTTCTTTAATGTAACTTTTTTGAATAAAATCACTAACTGGTGCTAATGCACTTGCTGGTGTGTTGTTAACATTAAGTTGAATGTTACTTCCAACAGATGCTGTTTCTGCTGTTATAGATCTTGTTGAAGTGAATGTAGGTATCTTTGGCATAGTCTATGAATTTCTTGATCTGTTTGTTGATTTAGATTGTACTCTTAAATTACTTGTACTGTTATTGTTTGGATTTCTATCCTTATGATCTATATCTCTACCTAATAAACTAGAGCCATATTTTTTTTTCATTATTGCTCTTGCTCCATTTCTACCTGCTCTTCTTTTTTTTTGTTTTGGTTTAGAATGGTAGTTTGCATATTCTGATTTGTAATCTCTTGCCATAAATTATCCTTGCATTGTAAGTAATGATGTTCCTGTGCTAGTTGCTGTTCTCATCATTGCTATTTTAGATTCTTGTCTAGCAATTTGACCAGAGATTCTAGCAAAGTTAGCTTGTTCGAATGCTTGAGCCTTACCAATTTCTGCATCATAAGCCATTTTGCTTTTTTCTAATTCAGCTTGAGCTAAATTGTATTTTTCAATTCTTTGTCCACTTCCTTCTTTAGTAACACCAGATTTTAATGTTTTAACTAAAGTGTTACCTTCGAGTTTTCTAAATTCTTTATCAAATGAAGCTAAGTCTAGTTGAAGTTTATTATCAATAGCTTCAGCTTGTTGTTCTTTAACTAAAGCATTTCTGTCATTAACTGATTGATTGAATTTTCCATAAGCATTTTGTTGTGCCATTGTTGCACCACCAATCGCTGCTACTGCTGCCATTTGCCAGCTCATTAGAATAACCTCGCATACATATATTGATCTGAACCATCAAAACCAAATTTTTTCATTAATCCTTCTTCCTCTAATCCTAACCATTTAGCAAATTTTAAACCAGTTGTATAGTCAGCTCTTATAGCAGTTTGAACTCTATTGATATTATTTTCTTTAGCAATTTTTGCAAAATCTTTTTTTATTGCTTTAGCTACAAGTAGTGGATGATCTAAAACATCTTTAGTTGCTAACAACCAAGCTTCTGCAACACCTTTCCAAATTATTTTAAAACCTGCAGCAAAGATAGGTTTGCCATCAATCATACCTGTAAATGCTAAGTTCTCTTGTTCTAAATTCATTGCGTTACCTTCAAATTCCATATCTTTATCCATCAATACATGATTCATTTGTTGTTTCATTATAAATTCACCATGTTCACCTTTATATTTAACAATATTTAATATTCTATCCATCGTTTGTTTGAAGTTTAGGATATAATGATAATATAGTCAAAGGTAGGGGTTGTGTTTGTCTAACAACTATAAAACCATCTGTTTCATAATTTCCTCTAAACTCTACATCTTTATCACCAGTAAATACACTAACTCCACTATTCATAGCGTTAGCTGAAGATCTAAATGGTATTCGTTCCATGTTATCTAGATCTGGACCAATCTCAACTCCAATACTTTCATAAAGTCTAGCAGTAATTTCATAAATTCTTTTAGTTTTACTTTGTGATGTACCATTTTGTGAACCAGCATCTATTCTCATTGTTTGTAATAAAGATACATAAGGTAAACCAACTTTAACTTTTGTTGCTGATCTATCTAATGTGATTGCACCAGAACTTACAGTTTTATTTGGATGTGTTGCACCATTAGCAAGTATAGAAACTTCTTGACCCTCTAAATGAGACAGACCACTTATAGTAGTTGTAGCTGAACCATCATAAGCTAATTGAGAATCTAAATAATTAAATGATGTATCATCTGTTTCGTCAAAATTTAAATCATGTAAATATTCTACATATCTTTTTGTAGCACCATTGATTGTTCTTTTTACAATAACCCAAACTTGATATTCAGAATCATCTGTGGGTAACACTTCAACACTTTCAACTACAGCATTACCACTTCCAAATGCTCCACCAATTATATGTCTATGCCAAGCAGTAACTTGCTGTTCTCTTTGATAAGTAAATCCTAAAAGTTGACCATCAGCTCTAACACACCAAATAATACTATTAGGCTCTTCCTGGTATGCCATTTGTGTAATACCAGATTCAGTAACGTGTTCTGCAAGAATTGTTAGATCTGGAGCTACATATCCATCAACATCAAAGTTGAAAGCTAGTTCTCTAATTTTTCTTTTAGCACGTTGTAAAAATAATGTTGCGTTACCTACAGCAATACCATCTACATTTGCTGAACCATGATTTGATTGTTTGTTAATTAAAATATTTGTTGGTGTAATCGCTTCTCCCACACCAGCTCCATTAACTGCAAATTCACCACCTGCTGTACCTATAATTAATGTTCTAGTTGCTGTCATAAATCTAATTGCATTAACTTGGTTAGAAGCAATTGTATAAACAATAGCATCATCATCAGCTACAGTTTCGTGATACTTATCATCAAAGTTTTCGTAGTCTGCTGATCTTGAAAAAAATAAAGTTTGTGGTTGCACAATAGTTGCTGCTAATACTAATCTTTGTTCAAAGAAAGTAACACAAGATGGATAACCTGTAGTATCACTAAATGATCCCATAGCAAAATCTGTAGTAGCAGTATTGACTATATTTAAATCAACAATAACAGTTCCCACTACAACAGTAGTAGAAGTAACACTTGTTATTTTTATATGACCATCTTTAATATGAAGTAGTCTACCAACATCTGTAGATAAAAAACCTTGATTAGAATTAATTCCTGTTACTGCAGAAAATGTAACTGTAGAAGTTGATCCAACAGTTTTACTTGATGGATTAGCTGTAGTTGTTTCTACATTGTGATCCATGAATGGTCCATTAATTATAACGTCATTAGTTAATGTCCAGTTAGTGTGACCAGTTCTAGTTAATTTTCTAGGATGGTGATTAGGATGACAGATATACATAGTGTCTGCAGATTGAGCAAACTTAATATCAAATAGTTCTGCTTCTAAATAAGGTGAAGCTATTTCATAAGCTGAACCACCAGATAATATTTGACCATTATCTTTATAAAATCTAATATATTGATTGCCAAACTCTAATACATAAGTTTGTATTGTTGAAAATTCAAAAGAAATTAGTCTAGTTTTTTTTGTGCTGTCTTTTACTTCTGAAACAAATTGTGTACCAGATCTTCTAGTTGCTGAACCATGAGGGTAAACAATCATGTTCTCTAAAGTTTTACATCCAGAATTATATTTAGCTATATCGTTTCTACCATCTAATCTTGGTGATAATTCACCACCAGTAAAATTGGTTAATTGAACAGCAACTCTAGCCATAGGTTAATACCTTGAGTTTATGAACGAAGAAGATCCAATAACATCTGATTGACCATTATCTGGATTTGTACTTTGACCCTCAGTTGCGTCTACGAATCTTGCTTCTCTTAATTTATCTTGAAATAATTTATACATATTACTAGCTACAGGATTAGAAGAAGTTACTGCATAAGCAATGTCAGCAGATAATGCAGCAGATATTGTTTCTCTTAACAATTCATCGTATTCATTAGGATCTTCTATTCTAGCTATGTATTGAATTTTTAATGTACCATGATTTGCTAAAATTTTTCTACCTTCAACTTTATAATCATAATCATAATTTAAAATTGTAACTACTCTCAAACAATCTGCAGGTAAAGTAAATTGATATGAAAAACCCCAAGAAGGAACTTCAGTATCTTTTGCAAGTTCAACTCTTTTAGTTAAGCAATTCCAAAGATGAGATCTAAATAAACTATCTCTAACTTGTGTATATCTTGCATTGCAAAGTCTTGCGTTTTTTGAATCTTCTGTAAGTGTAAGTATAGTTGATGCACCTAGTTGATTTAATGCTCCATTACAAATATCTACTACTGATGCCATATTACTTCCTTATTATATACTTGCGTCTTATTTGTCTATCTTTTTTTAAAGCAAAGATTTCTTCTATTGTCTTACCTTGTTTTTTGTCAAAACCATAATGATTTTTACCA